CATAGTAGGTGTATCAGATACTAACGCAGCACTTGCTGCTACAGTGTACGGCATCGAAACGTCAATAACATAAGGTGATTTAAAATGGCAAGATATAATACCACATACCCCGTAACGATCCAGACAGGTACAGCCGTAATTGACTCGCCAAATGTTGGGTTATTTACTACATTAACAGGTACTGCACCGTATACAATAACATTACCTGATCCTGCTCTATTTTCTGGAGCAGATCAATCGTTTTTTAATAACACTGTTGGCACAATAACATTGACAACACCGAGTGGAACTATTAGAACTGCTGGTCCGGATGCAACTACATACGCAATGCCAGCAGGCAGTTTTGCTAACCTAGCATCAAATGGCACAGATTACTTACTTTACAATACTGCTGGTGGAGCAGTTTATGGATCAACTGCTACGTTTAGTGGTACTACTGCTGTAACTGGAGCAAGCGCATTTAGTGTAGGAACTGGAGCAACAACACTAGGAGGCGGACTAGGAGTTACTGGTACGACTACAATAAATGGAGCAACTTCTGTAACTGGAACAAATACATTTAGTGTAGGAACTGGTGCAACAACACTAGGTGGCGGCTTAGGAGTTACTGGTAATATAACTGCAACCGGCATCACAAATACTCCCGTAAGCGGTAGTTCCCTTTCAGGCACAACTGGTACATTCAGCGGCATTGTTGATATTAACAATACTACAGACTCGTCAGATACAACAGGTAATACTGGATCGTTACGTACTACTGGCGGCGCAAGTATTGCAAAAAAGTTATATGCAGGTAATACACAGTTAAACTCACTGGGATTAGGCACTGCGGCAAGCGGCACAGCAGGTCAAATTCGTGCTACAAACAGTATTATTGCATTTTACTCAGACCAACGTTTAAAAACAGTCAAGCATACTATACAAGATGCACTTGCTAAAGTTTGCAGTTTAGATGGAGTAATTTATACTCAGAATGCTCTAGCAGAAGAACTTGGATATAATGATTATAGTTTACAAGTTGGACTATTAGCTCAACAAGTTGAAAGTATTTTACCAGAAGTTGTAGTTCCAGCACCGTTTGATATTGCACAAAATGAAGATGGTACTGAATACAGTAAGTCTGGAGAGAATTATAAAACCATACAATACGAAAGAATTATTCCGTTGCTTGTCGAAGCGATTAAGGAATTAAAAGAAGAACTAAATAGAATTAAAGGGGAGAAATAAAATGGCAGTATGTCTATCAAATCTCGGAGTTGTTTATTCAAACGGTCAGCATCAGTGTGTAATACCTGAAACTAAAGAATTTTGGGTGTACGGTACCAACCATTGGGTAGCGAACAATGGTGGTAGATGTTGTGGCTGGACTGTTCCTGCAGGTACTACTTCGATAAAGTTTGAAATTTTATCAGGTGGAGGCCCGGGCGGTTCATCAGGCGGCGACTACGATCACGGTGTTGGCGGAGCTGGTGGCAATTATACATCAAAAACAATTACTAAATCCGCAAATGGCTTTGCAGATGGTACAGTATACACTTTATGTGCAGCAGGCACATCTTCATGTAGTTGCTGCTGTTCATGTAATATGAACTGTCGTCATGGATGCACTAGTTTTGTTAATGGAACTGGACTAAGTAATTTCTGTGCTATTGGCGGTATGGGCGGATCAACTAGCTGGGATATGAGCTCGAACTGTTATAACTGCCATTGGGGCAACACCCAGTGTAGCTTAGGAAACTATAACGCAGGCTGGGTTAACCATAGTTGTAACACACCGACGTATGGCGGCGATGTTGAATTTAGAGGAACTACAGGAACATTTAACAGACAGTATAACTGTTGTGCTGATGCATTCTCAGTTGCTGGTGGACCAGCTGGACCATTTTCTGCTCCTCACGGTATTGGCGGCAAACACCGCTGTATTGGCAACCTAGCTTGTTGCACTGCACACTCTGCATTTCCAGGTGGTGGCGGCGCGGCCCATGCAACTGACTCATCGAGTGCATGTTGGGGCAGCTGGGGTGCTGGCGGCTTAGTTAAAGTAACTTACAGTTAAGGAGAATATAAATGGCTAGAATGTTAACATATAATGTACCAGATGAATTATTTTCAACCGAAAATACATTGGGCAAGACTAGTACGCAATTGTATGATGGTCCTGACGAATTGATAATTTGGGTTGATATTGAAACAGGTGACGTAATGGAAACTCATCACCCGGATGAAGAACCTGATCGTCCCCTGGCACTAAATCTTAGAAGAGAAGTATTAAAGGCTGATACTGACGAGAACTGCATTAAAATTGGGCTACTGTGGGGCGGTTTAGCAAAACCAAAAATCTACGAAGTTCAAGTTGGGCCTGTAGATCAACCAAATGCTATAATTACAGATCCGTCTGACGTACGATTAGTATTTGATCAATTTGGGTTACCTAACGATTATACTGCACCATTACAGTTTATGGAATATAAACGAGATAGGTCACTACAGTTTATTAAAGATGAAAGAAATGCGAAGTTAGCCAACAGTGATGGTAAAATTGCATCAGATATGCCAGCTGCATTAAAAGAGGAATGGATAGTATATAGACAAAAACTTAGAGATATGCCAGTTGATTGGGCCGGCGTTCCCTTTTATCTAGTAAGATATCCTGCAAGTCCTGACGATAAGTTTAATCCAGACTTTGATGACCCAGAAGTAACTGTTATCAGAGTTGAAGATAGAACTGAAGAAGATAACGATGCGTTGGCACAACTACCGGCAAACGTAAGTTAACGTTAAGAGATGGTATTGTACTGAGTTTTATATTCAGTACAATACCTATTAGCCACATTATCAACTGAGGAGCAAACCTCAAAATAAATATCATAACAACAGCATATAGCAAAGGTTATAATATTAATGAAAAAAGCGTTCTTTATAAATGGTGGCGCAGGCAGAGTGCTTTGCGCCATTCCCGCATTAGAATATTATGTTAAAAATACTGATCCAACTGCGATCATTATTGTAGAAGGTTGGATAGATTTATATCTAACTAGTAAGGTATTAGCAGCTAATGTATATCCGGCTAATGATCCAAATCTTTTTGAAAAATTAAAAGACAGAGAAATTATTTCACCTGAGCCATATAAGTTAAATGCATATTTTACGCAACGGTGTAATCTTGTTCAAGCATTTGATATGCTGATTAATTATGATACACCACCTGACACACCGCCTGACACAAAAGAGTTTAATATATTTGTTGGTAAAAAAGATCTCTTAACAGGCGAAGAGTTAGTTAACGAAGCTAGAACACATTTTCAAAAGAAAGAAGTAGTAGTATTCCAACCGTTTGGTTCTACAGCTAGTATGCAAGGTACTACAATCATTGACGAAAGTGGCAGATCATTTGAAGTTGCAGATATCTTAAAAATTATTGACGAATTAAATAAAAATTATGCCGTTATAGTAATGAGCGAATTTAAAATTCCTGTAACGTCTTCAATTGGTGTGATGCTTCCGGAGAGTGCTAGTTTATTACAATGGACTGGAATTATTAATTCTGCTGATTATTTCTTAGGCTGTGATAGTGTCGGACAGCATATCGCACATGCACTCGGAAAACCAGGAACAGTAGTTATAGGTAGTACTTTCCCTGAAAATATTTCATATCCTACTAACAGTTCACTTGATATTATCGATAATGGTAAAGGCGAAAGACGTTACTCTCCAATTAGAATTGTAGTCGATGTTAGAATCGATAGACATAACGAAAATTTAATGAAACTTAATGATGAAACTATTAAGCAAATTATTAAAAGTGTTAATGATAAACTAGTTAAAAAAACAACTAATACTAAACAAATTACTTCTAAGGAAAAATAATGCAAAGAACCGGATATATTGCAGGTATTGCTCGAGGCCATAATGCAGGTGTATGTCTTTTAAAAGACGGAGAAATTGTTTTTTCGATCGAAGAGGAACGACTAACACGCCAAAAGTATGACGGCGGCCCATTTGCTAGTATTTTAAAAATACTTGACTATACTGATAAGATTGATTATCTAGTAATATCGCATACTAGTTCTTGCGAAGCAAAAGTTGATTATACTGGTGAAAATATCTATTCATCGTTAGCAAGAAAAGTTGGGTTAATTCACAATGTTAATGAGCAAGTAGTTGAATATCATGACCAACATCACAGAAATCATGCAGCATGTGCATTTTATAGATCTGGGTTTGATAAGGCAAGTGCTATTATTGTAGACGGTGCTGGCACTTTTATTAACCGCCACGACGGCGATACAATGTGGGAAGTAGAAAGCATATATGATGCATCTTATCCTTCGGTCTTTACAGAAGTTTACAAGCATTGTGCTGGAAATGGTCCGTGGCTAACTGAGCGACATAATAACGGCTGTGAAATTATAATTAGTGATAAAGCAGGTATTGTCAAGGCATACGAAGCTGTTACTAGATTTTGCGGATGGCAATCGATCGAAGCAGGAAAAACTATGGGGCTATTTCCATACGGTGAACCAAACAAAGCACCAAAGATTTATGAAAAATTAGGTGCAAATAAAAATTTAATTATTACAACTTATCCTAATGGAGCAGTTGTTAATGAAGAACTCTACGACGAGTTAAATGATAGATTATACAATCCAAAAGAGATTCATAGAGCAGTAACTGATCCTAATGATCAACAACAATTACAACACTACGAGCAACAAATGCTTGAAGCTAATGCAGAAGATGTAACGCTATTAGCCTCCAGAAGAAATATGGCATATAATGTCCAAACTGAATCTCAGCAGTTAGTGCTGGATCTAATTCTAAAATCAATTGAACGCACTGGCAATAAAAATATTGTTATTAGCGGGGGATATGCTTTAAATTGTGTAGCTAACTATTTCTATCTACAGCATTTACCAAAAGGCGTAAAGATATATGTTGAGCCAATATCAAGCGATGCAGGTACTGCAATGGGTGCTGCACTTTATCATTATTATAAAGTTACACAAGATGCAGAAGTTAGAGCCAAAGACGAAGGATTATATCTCGGACCTGTACAACATATTACTAAAGATGCAGTAACAAAAACAGCAGCTAAATACGGCGGTGTTGTAACAACAAATGTTAATTACAAAGATGTTATCAATGTTATTAGATCAAAAAACATTGTAGCATTGTTTCAAGAAAGATGTGAAAACGGTCCACGTGCATTAGGTAATAGATCATTAATGTTTGATCCAACATTTACAGATGGTAAAGATTTTGTTAATTTAATTAAGAAGCGAGAATACTTTAGACCATTTGCTGCATCCGTACTACAAGACGATGTGCATGATTGGTTTGATCTAAGGGGCATGGAAGATTCTCCTTCCATGATGTATGCGGTTAATTGTCAGCCTGGCATACAAGAAAAGATTCCGGCAGTTATACACATTGATGGTACATGTAGAATTCAAACTGTAACTGAAGAACAAAACCTTCATTGGTATAATCTAATTAAAGAATTTAAAAATCAAACAGGTGTTCCTGCATTGTTTAATACTAGCTTTAATTTAGGCGGCGAGCCATTAGTTGAAACTATTGACGATGCTATGCGCACTCTTTATAACTCAGGAATTAATTACATTTACTTCCCTGCAATAAAAATGCTAGTTAACATAGGTCACAATGATAGAGGATAGTATGAATAATCAAAGGGAAGGGCAAATTATATCATTATTTCCGACTCCCTTATATACACATAAATTAGAAAATAAAGAATATGCAGATGTGCAGAATGAATTACAGCTTGTAGTTAATAATCTTTATTCAAACGGCGGGTGGGGCCAAAATCCAAATTGGAATTCTGGCACACAGCACTTATCTAATAAAGGCAATTTTATCGAATCTATTCTTAAAGTTGAAGATATGAACGTTGTTACATCGTTTATTATGTATCATTGTTTGGCTTATATGAAAACAATGCAAGTTAAACCAAAATATAGGCCTGCGATTGAATCTTCATGGCTAACGCTAACCAAGCCTGGGCTTTATTCTCATATCCATGATCACGGTACTAGTCATATTAGTGGAGTATATTGGTTTAAGACAAATGGTCAAGACGGCGATATAGTTTTTAGAAATGCACTTAAAGCATTAAAATGTAATCCAATCGGAAACTCTTTAGCACATGAGGCAAACTTTTCACCTGAGCAAGGTAGAATAGTTTTATTTCCTGGCTATTTAGACCATAGTGTTAATGAAAATAAAACTAATGAAGACCGCATTAGTTTATCTTTTAATATTTTATTAGAAACTGGTATAACTAACTAGTTACTTAGACTCTACCCAATTTACAAAACTAGAAAGATCATCAAATACGATGGTCTTTTTCTTTATCTTCTGATTAGTAAATTTATTTAATTCTTTAATAGTTTCTTCGCCGTGCCCGGTGCGTACTAGCACAGGCACTGCTCCGACTTTAAATGCTGCTTTAAGATCGGACATTTTATCACCTACAAAATATCCTTTATTAAATTTAATATATTTAATTTCGTCTTCGCATCGTTTAAACATTCCAGTATTTGGCTTAGCAAATATGTCACTTCTTAAATTAGTATTACTATAAAATAGGCCGTCTATACTAGGGCATCCTGCTTGACCTAATAATTGAAACATGTGTTCGTGTACACGTTCAACATCGGTTGAAGTATATAACCCCTTTCCGATGCCGGCTTGATTAGTAATAACAACAATCTTATGACCCATTCTCCGTAGTTTAGCAATTGCTTCTAAGCTACCGGGTATTGGTATAAAATCTTCTGGCCGATACGTATATGTACCTCGGTCAATATTAATAACACCGTCGCGGTCTAAGCCAATAACGCACTTAGGTGCAATATTACTACTATCATAGAATGGTAGTCCGTTGATATTATTAGGCACTACTGGAGGAACATCAGTAGTCCATTTAATTTTATAGTTGCTCATTTTGTATCCGTTGTTTGGCTATCGCCCTTGCCAATGCGGTAGTTATCTTCTACACTATCAGGAGTACTAACTTCAATTATTGTTCCTTCTTCTAAGCAAATAACTTGATGTGGAAACAACGGCTCATTACGCCAGGTATCTCCAGGTTTTAATATTTGACTATCTTGCGAAGCGTCTTTAGTGTTGACCCACCTTACTTCAAATTTCCCATCAATTACATACCATGTCTCATCTTTTTCAGCATGGAAGTGCATACTGAATCTAGCATCCTTATTAAACTTTAACAGTTTACCGCAGTACTTGTCGTTGGTTGCAAAAATAAACTCGTGCCCCCAGCCTTTTTCAACAAATCCGTTTAATCTAGTTACTTGCATTTACAAATTCCTCTACACTAATAAACTTGTGATCTATAACGCTATTCAATTTAGTTATATCTGCACATGTGTATTTTTGATATTGATTTTTTAATTTATCAGGCATAGGTATAACATTAATTATTGCATTATTTTTTACAGCTATTAATTTTGCCATTTCTAAAAAACTAACAGTAGTACCTGTACCGATATTCCATATTCCGCTTTTATTTACTGATAGCATTTTTTGATGTACTTGACTAACATCGTTAACACAGACAAAATCTCTTCTATACATTTCGCTATTTTCAAAAAGATTAATAGTACTTGTTTCTTTTGCCTGCTTAGTAAACTTAGTATACGGACTTGCTTGATCATCTTTATGGTCTTCGAGATTTCCGTATACATTAAAGTATCGAAATCCTTGAACTGTGATATTATGTTCCTGTTGCATTACCCAACGATCAAATAGATACTTACTCCATGCATAAGGGCTTTGGGGTTGTTTAGGAGCATCTTCATTAAAGTTTGTATTTGTTCCATAAACACTTGCACTGCTTGCATATTGTAAATTTACACCTTGAGTATTACATTCATTAAACAACCATTTTGAAAATTCATAATTTTGCAACATGATCTTATCAACATCAGATTCTGTTGTTGCACTAATTGCTCCTAGGTGTATTACCCAATCAAACCCTGCTACGTCGGGGCGTATTTTAGGATCCCAATCGTAACCATATATTTCTTTATCTTTACCAAGAAACTGTATAAGATTTTTACCTATAAATCCTTCGTGACCTGTAATTAATATTTTCATTTTAATAACTCTATTATTTTACTTGTAGAATACCCTTCAACTGTAGGTACAATATATACTTCAGCAAACTCGTGTCCTACAATTTGTTCTATTGTATAATCGCCGCCCTTAACAATTAGATTAGGTTTTAATCGTTTAATTAATTCTAATGGAGTATCTTCGTCAAACACAATTACTTCATTGACCCAAGGCAGTGCATATAGTTGTCTTGCTCTAATTGATTCGTTATTTATTGGTCGGTCTTTACCTTTAAGACGTTTAACACTTGCATCGGAATTAAGACCGACAATTAGTCTATCACCTCTTGAACGTGCTTCTGCAAGTAATTCTAAATGTCCTGGGTGTAATATGTCAAAGCATCCATTAGTAAATACAACGGTTTCTTCTATATCATTAATTGTTAGTACATATGTACCAGTACGTTTTACACTTTCAGTAGCACCCTTAGCTGCAAGTTTAAGACACTTTGCATAATCGTAACCCTTGGTCAATGCATACACAAATGCTGCTAAGAAACAATCTCCAGCACCAGTAACATCATTTACTTCAACTTGTTCAGGCTGTACAGTGTACATGACTTTGTCGATTCTTGCACGGATTGGGTTTTTTGAATCTGTTACAATCCAGTTTGTGGGCCAGCTTGAAAATCCGTATTTTGTATTTTCAATCATATTAGGTTTAACTAACCATGCACCTTCGTAATAGTCTGCAGGTTGTTTAGGATCTACAATTATCTTACAGCCAAACTTATTAATATGTTTAATAATTTGTTTAGAGCAATCTAACACACCTTTATCATAATCACTTAGCACAACGTAGTTGTATTGAGAAAAGTCTATATCTTTAATAGCTGCTAATGTAGCATCGCCGTCTGTACGGAAGTCTTCGTCAATGCGTGTAACGTAATGACCGTCACTGAACACTCGAGTCTTAATACACTTAGGATTGCTAAAGTCTAGTAATTCTACATCAACACCAAGTGACTTTAAATTTTCGTAAAGATTTCCAGCACCTCCACTACTATCAAATGTAGTTTTGTGCTTTACAATGGGAATAGGAGCTTCAGGACTTAACCGCTCTGAAGTTCCAAGGATGTAGCGGTCGATAATAACATCGCCTATGATTGCAATCTTTGACATACTGTTATTATACTACCTAAATTATATTCAGTCAAGTAAATCTATAACTTTAAAAACTGTTTCAAGTTTTTTTAAATTGACTTTATTTTGTAGTGTATTGTTTAACCCGTGATGTAACGGTCTAGGCCATTTGCCGAATTCTACCCAAGCATAACCGTCGTGTTCATTATTTAACATTGGCATGAATTCTTTTTCTACTACGCACAAGTATGTATGGAAGTGAAATCGTGTATCGTTACTAACAAACGTTTCTAAAGGCATTGTCTTCTTGATAGAGATTTCACCAATCTCTTCAAAGATTTCACGCTTTAGGCCTTCCCAGGGTGTTTCAGCTTTTTCAGTTGTGCCACCAACTAATCCCCATAAATCGCCTGAACGACCTTTTACTCTATGTAAGAATAAAAATCGTTTAGTGTTAAGGGCGTATACAATTGCACCACTACAAATGATAGTATTTGGACTCATACTAATAATTATCTTAGTATGCAAGTCTCCAAGTGCCATTTGGATATTCGCCGTCGTATGCTAATATCCACTCGCTTGCTTCAAACTTGTATTGTTTGCCTGTATTAAGATTAGATGTATACACAACGGTATCATCTTGCGTACTAGCGTCAAACACTACATGCCAGCGAACACCATCCCATTCAATAATGTCATTGGCGCCTGCAACAAAGTCTGAGCCGTCTGTATTTTTCCAAGCATCTGGACCATCGTATGCATAGTTGTCAGGCGTTTCGTATCCTGCATCTTGGCCTACATTATCACTATCGTTAATATCAGCAAGTATTAGTATACGAGGATTACTTGCTTTTAAGTCTGTAGGATTAGTTTTATAAGGATTAAT